CATGCGTAGCCCCCGTCGCGGGACATCAGCCGTACAGTTGCGGACCCCGTACTAGCGGGTAAATCTGCCACGACCCCGGTGGCAGAAAGCACACCGTTCGTGTATGCGAGGATATTAACCCCGCGCGCATACGTCCCGACCCATAGCACGGCCTGACCGACTGTCGGGGAAAGAAACTGCGCAGACCTAAAGGCTGCACCGCTGTCTTTAACGACGAACGCGCGCTGGAATGTGCCAGCAGAATGGTGGTATTGGAACTGGGTCAGGTCTGACCCGAGCACCCCCCCGAATCCGCCAGAAGATGCGCTATCAAACGGCGTGAATAACGCAAATACGGTGAATTCGTTCAGTCCAGACCCGAAATTTTTTCCGGTATCGAGGGCCTTTCCGGCCGTGCTGCCCAGCGCCTGCCCGCTGGTCTGCCACAGAGCACCATGTGTTCCCGCGCCCTCTGCAGGCCCGCCGTTTAAGTCGCCCAGCGCCCTCCCGCTCGACAGGGCGAGCCGGCCCGAGCCAGCGGACCATACCTCTGACAGCCCCCTGGACAGCCAGGACGGATTTAGGCCAACCGGGTACTGCGGCTGGTCGAGAAACCGGCGCGGGAGGATCAGGTCCGACATTTACGCGACGCTCTGTGCGTCCGTGGTCTCAGACAGGAATGCCTCGCACGTCACGGCCTGCCCAGTGTTCCCGGTCACACGGACGTGCAAGTGCATCACGTCTTTTACAATCGGCAGTCCGCGAATGCGCGTGATACCGTTCGCCGTAGTCCCGCCACCAATCTCGTAGATCAACTTCCAGTCCGCGCCCTCGGCCGCACCGGTCGGCGTGGCACCGGAGTTGTGCGCGATGAGCACCTGAATCGTCGCCTGAATGGCCGGGCCCGTGGCGCCGTTGGTGATCTTCGCGGTCAGAATGCCGCCTTGCTTGGTGCGCAGATCGACCGGCGTGCCCTCGGTCGTCGCCGAGGCCGCGTTGCTCGTGGCCGCCGCAATGAGCGTGCGTGGCGTTTTTGTGAGTGTCGTTGTGGTCATACTGCGAGGCTCCCGTCAGCATTAAAGATTGCGAGGCGCACGTCGTACTCGGGCACCGGGGCGTCCGTCGTGGCGAGCGCGATCAGCGCGTCACGATCCGCTGCAGCGAGATTGCCCGTAGCCACCCATGCATCGAGCATCGCGGCGTTGGCAGGACGGGACAGATTGATCCCGTCGGATGCCCCTTTCAGGACATCGAGGATCGCAAGCGACGAGTCGCGCAGGGGGTGCGCAGCGGTCGTGGACAGATCCTCGATTTTGCTGCGCAAGCCACTCGCAGCGGCCCACCCGGCGAAATCGGAGCGCGTGACCGTGCCGAGCTTCGTGCGCCCGACCGACAACGCCGAGGCGAGTGCGACGGTATCGGGCACGAGCGCCTGCAACTCAGGGGATGCGGCAATCGCCGCCCGGATTTCGGTGGGGGTCATGGATTAGGCGTTGATGTACAGCGGGGTCGTGAACGTCAGGGTGTAGTCCCCGTTCGTGCTCGCCACCGTGCCACCGAAGTCAACGAACGAGACCAGCAGGTCGTTCGCCGCCACGCCGGTATCGAGGTAGACGATCAGACCAACCGAACTGATCGTGGTCAGCGTGTCCACCGGGTCCGCCGCGTCAAAAGTGATCGACACGCGGTTGTTCGTGGTGTCCACCGCGCTGACCACGGCCGTGACGGCATAGCCGCCGGTCGGGTAGCCGCCAGACGCGGCGTGCTCGCTGGTCACGTCGGCGCGATCGACCCACGTATCCAGTGCGGTCTCGTCGGGAACCGCCGTGACGAGCAGGGCTTTGAAAGCGCCCGTCGCGAAATCGATGTCCGCGTTGGCGAGGGCGAGGGGCAGGCTGCGAAAATTGGCGGATGCCATTTGTGGTGCTCCTTTAAAGGTAGGGGGGTATTACGGACGGACGGTTTCTCGGATCAGGATCACTTCGCCACTGGCTACGGTAGTGACGTACTCTTTGCTATCAATGACGACGTACATTTCCAGTGCGAAGCTGGCGGACTTCCACGTCGCCCCCACCGTGTGCGAAGCCATGAAGACGACTTCGATGGTCTTCGTCGTGTTGTTGATGATGATGTCGCCGTCGTCGGAGGTTAGACTGATAAGCAGATCACCGGCCTTGTTGCGTACCTGCAGCCGCCCCGCATACCCAGCCATATCCACAGGAGCGTTGTAGCGCAGCGCCGCTTTGCCCGCGTACGCCTTCGATGCCAGAGTATTTACGCACGGTAGGGTAATCGTGTCGTCGTCTACTGGCGAGGCCGAATGCTGATGCTTGGTGATAGGTTCCAGCGTAACTCCCCCGAGATCGTCGCGGACGTACGCTTCCATGCTGTCCGCGCCCTCGATCGTGACGGGCCACCCATTGACCAGACCATGCGACGGGACGGTCAAAGTTGCGGGGGCCGTGAGAGAGATCGCAGTGATCGCCTTCAACGTACAGGCGGGGACGCCCCATCGGGCAATGGCGCGGTAAGTAGACCCCTGCGGTAGTTCGATATCGTTCATGGGCCGGTAGCACCTTGCGGGAATGCTGCGTTACGGAAACAGAAGTAAAAATGGACCGATCTCAAAAGACCGATCCATTCTATAGCCCCTAGATGAGGGGCGCAACACGCAAGTCAAGGCGTTTCAGCGTATTTTGAAATCGATTTCAATTACGCCTATGAAGGGGCATACGAGAACGTATGCTTTGCTACCTGCCAGCTATCTATCGTGTCCCGGACACTCCAGACCTCCACCCGAAGTGTATAGCTGGAAACGAGAGCTGCGGGGGTGTGGCTGGTTCCTGTAATTCCCGCTGTCGTCTCAAGCACCGTACTTGTAGAAGCATCGATCACCTTGACCGTGTAGGTCGTGCCCAGTTCTGGGCCAATGTTGCCAGTAGTCTGCGGGATAATGCTGGCAAGCTGAGACAGCCGGTCCCTATGCGCCCACGTGATCACGAGAGCACCGACCACCGAGGCGGGGTAGGCAATCGTATTCAGTAGCAGTTTGCCGGGCGGATAGGGGCGATTCTGTCTACGAGCCATAACCAGCGATACCCCAGTGGCACTCGCATACGGGAAGGTTCCGTGACCCGTGTTCATCAGCAGCCGCAGGGTTACGTTTTCGGATACCGCGTACTCTGTGGGGTCCTCTCCTTTGAGGTCCGTAGCGAACCATATACGACTGTCCGCCGCGTGCGCGACAGGCGTCGTGTCCAGCACCCCGCGATTTACTGTGATGGTCTTACTGCCGGTGTTGATTGCAGTGACATGCACGCATTCATCGTTGATGTACGCGAGGGAGTTTGTGGATACCAGATCCACATCGATATCGCTCCAGTACGTGATGACCGAGGATACCTCTACCGGGAGGGCCGCAAGTGCCAGAGCGGTAGGCGAGAAGTCCCCAGTGGCCACTACCACTTGACTACTGTTCGCAATATCGTAATTGACCACCCCGCCCGTGGGCCGGGCCGCGAGTGTCTGGACAAAGCAGTCTGTCTCATCCACGAACGATAGGTCTGCGGCGGTAAGTGTGGTGGCTAGGTCCCAGTACGGCGCCTCAACCAATTTACGTACCGTGATAGCCACAGGTTCGGGAGAAGGGTCCGCCCAGCCCACTGGCTGCGGGGAGGTGTAGGACGATGCCGGGAGTCCAAACACATCCTCCACTGCCTCAACCCGAATTTGCCCGTCTTCAAGCCCACCACTATCTACTGCACCCACGCGCATGACCACGGATACGATGCCCAAGGGAGGCCAGCTCAGCTTGAATACCTCCCCCGGGCCGAGCTTCCACCCGCGCCTGTTGATAATGAATGACGCTTTGGCGAGTGGAGTAGCTGACGCGGTAAGGTCTCTCAAGGCCACTCGGCCTGCCAGCTCGGGGTCCGCGATGCCGGGATACTTCTGCGTACGCGACACTATCGCGCCCTGTATCTGGATATTGGCCAGATCCTGCACCGTGACACTGGCGGTCTTGAACGACGCCTTGTCCGTGTATTGCAGGACAATTTCATTGACGGTCTCGCCGTAGAGGCCCCGCTGCATGCTTTCCATAGACAGGATGTCGTCCTGACCAAACTCGGTCAGCGTTCCGGGGTCGTAGTCCCCACGAATCAGCTTCAGTACGAACTTACCGGTGGTGGGGTTAACATCCACTACCCCTCCGATATGGTCGGTCACCTCTTGGATGAAGTCCTCGATACTGCTCTGCGCATCCCACAACAGGTGCAGCCCGAACCCTTCAGTGTGTAGCTGATTGGCTGCTGCGGTGAAGGAAGCATCGTCAATTATGATGGACGCGGGCATGCCCATCCCCCACTCGGGGTTTGTGATGCACTCATAGATGATGTGCGCCGCGTTGGCCCCGCCACTTCCGATCTCTGACTTTGTCGGGTTCCATCCCTTGAAGAACCGGCGTACCCGTATCCACCATGGCTTGATGTAGGGGTTGTTGGCCGCCATATACACCTGCCTGAGCACCAGACTGAGTACCCCGAGGTAGCTAGGCTGTGTCCCCCCGTTAAGCAGTACAAGGTAATCGTTCTCTACCTGTGTAGGCCCGCCCAGCAGTACATCCACGGTACCCTGCACCCCGCCTTCTCGTTTCTCCCCGCCGAATAGCTCCGGGGCATTGACGGAAATGGACGAGTTAGAGGAGACCGTACCGGCCCACGCTTGTCGCTCCCCTACTATGAACTCCGTAACCGACAGTTCGTCGGCTTCGTCGCTTTTGGCATGGGTGATGACGAGGTGCATCCCCAGATGGTACTTGTACCCCGTCGTGACTTTCTTGCTCTTACCCATGATGTCCCTTAACCCCTGCTAATGCCAGATTCGTCCGCGATCCTGCGGCGCGCGGTCTCGACCACCTCATCGGCTAAGGCGTCGCCCATCGCGAGCAACACAGACGCGGGAACCCCGTGTTGTAGGAAGTCCCACCAATCCAGCCCGTGGCGCGCGGCCCACTCCCGAGCATGCCTGTTGCAGTAGTACGTCTTGCGCATGTCTGCATGGGTGACAATGAAATCGATTTCAATCATTTTCCGCTCTTGCTCTTGATGGGGACGGCACGCAAGTCCCCGTATGCCACCACGTTGCTGCTCTTGACCAGTACCTCGCCGAACACTACTGCGATAGGCTTGCCCTCATCTGCAGTAGGCACATCGAATTCGTCTAGCGTAGCCACTGAGGGCTTTGGCGTTTTCGGCCGTAGCGCGTGGGTTACCAGAGCAGATATGATGATGATAGCAATCAGCGCGTACATTTCTGTCTCCTAAAAAAGAGTAGTGCCACCGAACGGGTTTTTGCTGGGCCGATGCGGGAAGCCGCCGTACCTCGGTAGATTGGCAAATTTAGTCGTACAGTCATCCACAATGTGCTGGCACCCCGGGAATGCTGTGATCTCTTGGCCGGCCAGCAGACGCAACGGCGGCCTAGGCAGTACGAGAGCAGAAGTGGTGCTACTGATTATCATTCGATACTGTAGGGAACTGTTCTCCGACCACGTTACGTATCCACCGTTGAAGTACCCGTCCGGGGCCCCGCCCAACCCTGTTGTATTGACTACGTTCCCCGCTACGCTCGTGACGGCACTCAGCACCTGCATGGCCGTAGCGGACACCCCGCATGACGGACCGTACAACCTGTGCGGGCAGTTTAGCTGATATGACCGCCGAAGGCCCACGCGCTGCATACTGGTGTACAGATGCTCGCAAGACAGGAGTACATTAGAGTCCGACCACTCGACGTTAACTACCCGGCCCATCCAAAAGACGACAACTTCCGGGTCAGAAGCGTGCTGGCGCCATATTTTGAGAGCGGTAATTTCGGCGGGCGGGTCGGAAACGTAGTCCAGTACCAGATCAATGTCTCGGGGGAGTGTGATGGTGATACCCGCCTTACCCATCTCACCAGACCGCTCTACAGAGCTACGATAGATCGGTACCGCAGCGTAGTTGATGACCCCTAGCAAGGCAATGTCACTACCCCCCGACGCGTATCGCCACGCCCTCGTGCCCCGAACGAACTCGTACATCTCTTGCGGCTGCCCGCCGTGTTCTGATTGCTCTACAAGGTCATAACTCATTGCGTGTCCCTCACACTCCGTAATACCAAGGTGCATTCGCCCAATTCATCTGTGTGATGGACAATCTCCGCCACATCGGAATCCAGTCGTACCAGACGCATAAAACTGATGTGTCTTACCTGTGAGACGGATACGGATACTCCTATCGCACTGTCTAGGGCCAGTACTTCCGTGGTTGCGCCCTCAGTAGCGACCCCGGTGATACGCCGATAGATCATCGTCCCACCATGAAGGGCGATCACGATATCCCTTCTCCCCTCTGCGGCGGGCGCGTACAGGGCAAGCCCGGTACTTCTCACGGATAGTGTGGTGGATGACGGCGCCAAGTCCAGCAGTAACGTCAGGTCCTCCTGAAATGTCGGTAACCAGAGGGGGACCAAACGGCCCTTACGTGCGGCCAGCCACTTTCTGAAGGTGTCCTTGGACTGCCGACCGTTCAAGGTCCATCGGTGCGTGCGGCGCACCACGGGGACGCG